CAGCCTTCATCGACCACATGCACGCATCAGACTGCGCGCCGGATTCATCGGCTGCAATCATTGCCGATGATAAGATGCACCGTTTTCGCCTCGCCGGTGACAAGCCAAAGACGCAAAACGGCAGCTACATCCTGCGCGTTGATCCAGACGGGTTTGGCGTTGGCGGGTGCATGAACTTCCGCGATCAGGTCTGGCACAAGTGGCACACGAAGTCCTCACGCAAGGCAACCGATGAAGAACGCGCGGCTTGGCGTAAGCGAACGGATGACGCGAAGGCGGCGCAGGAACGCGAGCGCAAACAGGAATCGGATGCCGCGGCGATCAAGGCGGCTGACATCTGGGGCAAGGCTGATCGGGCAGGAACGAACGCATATTTAGAGCGCAAGGGATTTACCGCTGAGTCGCTGGGGTGCCGCATGTCGCGCGGGTCTGCTGTTGTGCCTATGTGGTCCGGCGGCAAGATCGTGGGGCTGCAATTCATCGACGGCGAAGGTGACAAGCTGTTTTTGAAGTCGAGCGCCAAGGATGGGTCATATCACGCGATCAAAGGCACGGGCGATCTGCTTGTGATCGGCGAGGGCTTGGCAACGATGGGCGCAATATCCAAGGCGCTTGGGTGTAGTGTCGTTGTTGCTTTTGACGCGGGCAATCTAAAGCCTGTCGCCAAGGCCATGCGGTTAAAATATCCAGATAAGCGGATCGTGATTGCGGCGGACGGTGATCAGTGGACGATACCCGGGGGCAAGCGTCCAGACGGCTTTGACAATCCGGCGGGCGATGACCCGCGATGGGCGGAGTGGCGCGCGGCTGGCCTGTGCGTAAACACGGGCGCGGATAAGTCTGCGCAGGCCGCTGTTGCAATAGGTGGCGCGATGGTTCTGGCACCGCCTATCCCTGCCAATGACGCAGCAAAGCGAACGGACTGGTGGGACTACTGGAACACTGAGGGTCAGGACGCTGTGCGGGGCTGTTTTGAAGCTGCGATGCGGGAACCCGAACCGGATGATATGGGCGACAATTGGGAGCCTGACTACGATGCCATGGCCGGGGGAATGGATGAGACCATTGATGATGGTGACACGCCATTTCAGAATAGCGCGATATTGCGCGCCGTCCGTCCACTAGGTCGATCTGGCAAGGTGTTCTATTTCTTTCCGCGCGCTTGCGGGCAGATTATGGACTTTACAGGTCCGGCGCTGGCAAACATGCAGAACCTTGTGACTATGGCCCCTAAATCTATGTGGGAAACTCAATTCGAGGGCACAACAAGCGAAAAAAAGATGGCGAGTAACGCCTCAATAATGCTGATTCAGGCTTGCAACATGCTAGGAATTTATGACCCAGAAACAGAGCGCGGGGTAGGGGTCTGGATGGATGCTGAAAAGCCGGTTTTCAATGCTGGTGATCGGATTTACTACACGGATGGAAACTGCCCGCCCCCTGATTTTAAATCAAAGCACGTCTATGTCATGGGTCCAAAAATTGGCCGCGTAACCGACGATCAAATGGGCAACGAGGCAGCGAGCGACATTTTAAAGATATGCCTTAGCCTATCGTGGAAGGGCCGCCACAGTGGCTATATGCTTGCGGGATGGATCGTCACTGCATTGATAGCCGGGGCTTTGCGGTGGAGGTCTCACATCGTCCTGACAGGCGAAAAAGGCAGCGGCAAGTCATGGGCGATTGAAAGCATAATCAAGCCGCTTATGGGCAAGGTGGCGTTGTCGCGTGATGGCGGTACAACGGAACCTAAAATTCGCATGGATATTGGCAGCACGGCGCGGCCGATCATCATGGATGAAAGCGAAAGCGAGACGAAGAAAGACCGCGCAAACATGGAGCAGATTTTCATGCTGGCACGAAAGGCGTCTAGCGGATCGAACATGGCGAATTTTAATGGCGTCTATCCAATTCGATCATCGTTTTGCTTTGCCGCAATCAACCCGCGAATTGTGCAAGGCGCTGATCTGGACCGAAATACGATCCTGCACCTTACCGTGAATCGAGATGAAAACGCGCGCGATGATTTTAGAGAGATTGAACGCCGCGTGATGGAGGTGATAACAGAAACGGCAGCAGAACGATTGCTGTCTCGATGCTTCCACAATCTGCCTGTGATCCTGAAAAACATTGAGACGTTTTCGGACGTTTTGGCAGAGCAGGAAGGCAGCAAGCGGTTTGGGGATCAGTTTGGCACGCTGATAGCTGGGGCGTTTAGCCTGACCAGCACAAAAGAGATCACGCGCGAGGCGGCGGCGGAATGGTGCGGGCGGCATGACTGGAAGTGGGCGCAGGCTGATAATGACCAAAGCGACCCTGAAAAGCTGTTGGCGTTTATTCTTAGCGCCCGCATTCGGCACGATGATCGAGGCATGGCGCGGGAGGCAAGTGTCGCACGCTTGATTGATCGCGCATTGAACGCAAACGGCGCTGATCAGGACGTTGCGGTCGCGGCATTAGGTGACAACGGCATCAAGGCTGAACGTGATTGGCTGTTGATCGCCTCACCATGCAAGCCTGTTTCCGACATGTTGCGGGATACCGCATGGGGCGGATCGTATCGTCGCGCGCTTGGCGAGTTAGACGGCGCGGAAAGTAGAGAGAAAACGCGGTTTGGTCCGTCTATGAGGTTGCGATGCGCTGCTATTCCTATGGCGATGATACTTGGCGATGTCGAGGACACTTACGAAGAGGAATTGCCGTTTGAGATGGAGGATTTCAAGCCGTGAACCTATACCCCGATCAATCCGATCTAGTCGCTCGCGTGCGGAAGTCCATGAGCAAGCACAAGGCCGTACTTATGCAGAGCTGCACCGGCAGCGGCAAAACCATTATGGCGCTTGATATGATTGCAGGCGCATATGCAAAGGGCAGCTCGTGCGTTTTCACAGTGCCGCGTAAGGAGTTGCTGGCCCAGACGATCCAGACGATCCAAGCGCTGGACATTCCGTTTGGCGTGATCAGCCCGGATTATACCCCGAACCCGCTGGCGAAAATACAGATCGCCATGACACCCACGCTGTCCCGGCGGCTGGATAAGTACGCAGCGCCTAAGATTATGTTTGTCGATGAATGCCATCACGGGGGCGCTGATCTGGACCGCGTGATAGACTGGTCGCGCAATGGCGGCGGGTGGCGTGTCGGATTGTCTGCAACGCCTTTGAAAACCAACGGCAAGCCTATGGGGGATCACTATGACCACATGGAGCAGGGTTTACCCATGGCGGATCTTATCCGGCTTAAACGGCTGTCAGATTTTCGCTACTTCGCACCACAGCAGCCAAACCTTGCGGCGGTTGATACGCGCAACGGTGAATATGTGCAGTCTCAACTATCGTCATTTATGGAGGCGGATAGGGCAATCATAGGCGATGCGGTCAAGACGTATCGGGAAACCGCGATGGGCAAACTGAACGTGGTATTCGCAACATCTCGCAAGCACGCGGGGATCATCTGCGACACGTTCAACGCGGGCGGCATTCCGGCTATGATGATTGATGGCACGATGGGCAAGGACGAGCGCAAGCGGATAATAATGGGCTTTGCGCGCCGTGAGTTTACCGTGCTGGTGTCGGTGGCGCTGTTGACGTTTGGATTTGACTTGGCGGCTGCGGCGGGAATGGACGTGACAGTCGAGAGCATGTCCGATCTATGCCCGCGCAAGAGCTTGCCGATGCAGCTTCAAGTTTGGGGGCGCGTGTTGCGCATGAAGCCCTATCCAGCGATAATTTGCGATCACGTTGGCAACTGGCGAGAAAACGGCTTCCCCGACGATGCGCGGGAATGGTCACTGGACGGCGCAATAAAGCGGGCGGCAAGTGACGAGAAGGCCGAACCGGTCAGGCAGTGCGATATTGCGGGCGGCGGTTGCGGATACGTTCACAGGCCAGCGCCAGAGTGTCCGAATTGCGGTCGCGTGTATCCGATCATGAGCCGCGAAATTGAGGAGATAGACGGGGAGCTTGCGGAGATTGACCGCGTGGCAATGGTGCGCGAACGCAAGCAAGAACAGGGGCGGGCGGAAACGCTGGAGGATTTGCGGGAACTGGCGCGACGTACAGGGAAGAACCCTAGATGGGCGGACCACGTCTGGCGCGCGCGGCAGGCTAAACGAGCATGATAATCTATGCCCACTGCCCCGCCGATGATATAGCCACAGCAGACGCGCGCGCATGGATCAAGCGGCACGGTTTAACGCCAGATGATGCGCGGCTGGTCCGGCGTGACGGGTGCGTGCTGGTGATCGACAAGGGAACGGCTTTTTTGAAACTGAAAGGACCAGAATAATGGCAACGGCAGAGAGCAACATATCGAACGCAATAATGATCGCGCTTAGTGAAGCTGGGTGCCTTGTGTGGAGGAATAACGTCGGTGTTCTCAAGGACGCAAACGGCAGGCCAATCCGGTATGGTTTAGGCACCGGATCAAGCGACCTGATCGGCCTATGCGCGGACGGCACGTTTTTAGCCGTTGAAGTTAAAACCGCAACGGGCCGAGTCAGTCCAGCGCAGACAGCGTTTATAGCTGCGGTTCGTCGCCGTGGTGGCCGGGCTGGTGTTGCGCGTTCTCCGGCTGATGCTTTGTTAATTGCAGCGAAGTCGCCTCCTTAACCAGATCGCGCACCATATCGGCAACGGACTTCCACCCGCCTGACGATGATGTTTCGTGCATTTCCTTGCGCTCTTCCGGCGTTACTCGGATTTGGAAAATATCTGTTCTTTTCATCTTGCGCTATCCTGTAATTACATGCAATGTAATGACACGTTACAGCGGGCGGGAGACGCGCGCAAGGCATTAAGGAGAATGACATGACTAACATCAAAGACGGCGACGTAATGGGTGGCGATCTTATCGCGGTGGATATGAAGCAATTCAATCTGCCCGATCCTGCTCACTTCAAGGAACGCCTCGAGGGCGTATTCCAAAAGATGTACGCTGATATTGACGCCGATCTTGCAGTGCGCACGGTTGATCTTAAAACCGACAAAGGCCGCAAACAGATTGCTTCCGATGCCGCCAAAATATCGCGCATCAAGGTTGCTATGGCGGGCAAAGCTACTGAGTTGGTTGCCGATCAGAAAGCAATCATTGCGACCGTGACAAAGACGCGGCAGGAAATGGAAGCGGAATTTGACAAGCGGCGGGATCTGGCACGCGCACCGCTGACTGAATGGGAAACCACTGGCAAGCTGATCGAAGAGCGCGCCAAGGCGGAACGCGGGTTTATGCTCACTATCCGCGCACAGTCTGTTGACGGCGTTTTGGTTGCTGACATGAGCGCCGATCAGCTTGCGGGTTTGCTGGATGCGCGGCGCGCGATGGAGTTTGACGCCGACACCTACGGCGAATCGTCCGGTGATCTTTGGGCCATGAATATCACAACGATTGATTGGCTGGAAACATCCATTGCCACAGCGCGCCAATCTGAGTTGGACGCGGCGGAGCTTGAAGAGTTGCGGGCAATGCGGGCCAAGGTTGAGGCGGATAAGATCGAAGCCGAACGCGCGGAGGCCCAGCGCGTCGAGGATGAAATGCAGCGCCAGCAAGCAGAGGCGCAACGGATCGCGGATGAGAAAGCCGAAGCGGATCGCGCAAAGGCGGAACGTGTCGCAGAGACGGCCCGCCAAGAGCGTGAACAGGCAGCAATCGTTAAGGCCGCGCATGACGCAGAGGAACGCGCTGCACAGGCCGCAAAAGATGCAGAGGCGCGCCATGCGCGCGAGATGCAAGACGCCAAGGACGCAGCGGCAGCAGAGGCCAAGCGGATCGCAGACGCAGAGGCCAAGCGTGTCGCAGATGAAGCGGCTGAGCAAAAGCGCCGCGATGAGGATCAAGAGCATCGGCGCGGGATCAACCGCGAAGTTATGGCGGCGCTTGTCGGGCTTGGATTGTCTGAGGATCACGGCAAGGCGGTCGTTATCGCGATAAGCAAGGGCAACGTGCCGCACACTGCAATTAAATACTAAGGGAGAATTACATGACAGTCACATACCACACCGACCTAGATCAAGGCACAGACGAGTGGTTGGCCGCGCGCATGGGCGTGCTTACTGCCAGCGAGGTGAAGCTGATCCTGACACCAACGCTCAAGATCGCGAACAACGACAAAACCCGCGCGCATGTTTACGAATTGCTTGCCCAGCGCATCAATAAGTATGTTGAGCCGCATTTCATTGGTGACGACATGTTGCGCGGATACGACGATGAGATTCTCGCGCGGGCGAAGTATGAAGAGGCGAACGATCCCGTGACGGAATGCGGGTTTATCACGAACGACAAATTCGGCTTTACGATGGGTTACAGCCCGGACGGGCTTGTCGGTGATGACGGGCTTATTGAGTGCAAGAGCAGACGGCAGAAATTCCAAGTGGAAACCATTTGCGATGATGCTGTGCCGGATGAATACATGATGCAGCTTCAAACGGGGCTGCTGATTACGGAACGCAAGTGGATTGATTTTATATCCTACTCCGGCGGGATGCATATGTGGGTAAAGCGCGTCTATCCCGATCCCGTTATTCAGGTCGCAATCATCGACGCGGCCACGGCGTTTGAGGAAAGCATCCAGAGCCGCCTTAAAGCGTACACCGACACACTCGCACACGCTGATACGCGCGCCTATCCAACCGAGCGCGCAGCTGAAGCTGACATGATGACAGAAGGAGACTACACATGAACGATTTTGCAGCGTCGCTTGAAGCCAAGTCCGACCAGATCAACGCATCCGACCTGACCGGCGGATCACAGACGATCAAGATCACGCGCATCAATGTGAACATGAAAGAGGATCAGCCCGTCTCGATCTCATACGAAGGCAGTGATAAGGTTTATCGCCCGTGCAAGGGTATGCGCCGCGTCATTGCGCAGGTGTGGGGGTCAGACCCCGCCTTGTATCCCGGCCGATCTTTGACCGTGTACCGCGATCCTGACGTGAGGTTTGGCAAGGACGTTCTCGGAGGCACGCGGATTAGTCATATGAGCCACATTGACGGGGAAAAGAAGTCTACAGTTCCAGTCAGTCGCGGCAAAGTGAAGACGTACACCATCAAGCCGCTTATGGTAGAGCAAGCCCCCCAGCCCCCAGAGAACGCGCTTTCGCTGGCACAAGAGGCGGCGCGTGGTGGTGTTGATGTGTTCCGAGCATGGTATGCCAGCGATCAGGGCAAGCTGTGCCGTCCGGTTGCGCAGGCTAACATGGATCAGTTGAAGGCCATGGCGTCGGATGCGGACGCGGGCGGGGATGAAGAAGACGGTCCGCCGATGTAGTAAGTCTAGCGGGGGATTAACCCCCCGCTATTTCGCCACCGCAAGCCGCATAGCCTGCAATGTCTACCCAGTTATCTAGGTGAGTGGGATTGCCTTTCATGCGCGCCAGCTTGAGCAAGATCATCATGGCGGCAACATCTGTGCTATTGACAGGAAACTCAAGATATGCGGACCAAAGGCTTGCAATGGCGGCGAACGTGTCTTCTATATCCCCGTGCGTTTCGGCCCTGTCCACGGTGACGGCTTGCGATGCTGCTGCTAGTATGTCTGCGCGCTTCATTCCGTAGCCTCCAGCGCCGCAAGCCCATCCGGCGTGATCGTCCAAAGCCGTTCGATCATTTGCGGGCGCTCACAGGCGCAACGGATATACCCTGCGCGATATAGCGCAGACAAAACGTTACCTGTCGTGTCGCGGCATGTGTGCCAGTCTTGATCTGACATGCGGGCGAGTGTGGTGCGTTGTTTGGGGGTCATGTCTTATCCTCATAATCGCTTAGGCGCTCAAGGCGTAACCGCGTGCCGGGTGGTATCCAGTCAAACGCGGTTGAAGCGGTGCTGTCATTCTTGCGCCACACTAGCCAGCTGTAAGCCGTGGCGCTTGAAGCCTTGTGGTCATATCGGCCTTTGACTATCGAGACACGCTCACAAAATTGCAGAATGTCAGTCGGTGGAGCATCTTTGAACAATTCCCGATAACGCGCGCCACCCGCAAGAAACGCGCTGCGAACAATGACGGCAACACCGTGGCGGCTAGTGTTACGCGCCTGCGTGATGAATTGCTGCGCCAATCGGAATGGGGGGTTTGTTATTGTCCAGCTAACAACGCCCAGTGGATCGGCACCAAACAGATAATCCTGCACAGCAAACCCTGCGCCGTAATCGTGAACATCGGACGCCCAAACATCACCAAAGTATTCGTTTAACGGTTTCACCATGTGTCCACGGTTTGCCGCTGGTTCGCGGCAATCTAATTTTGGCAGGTCATATCCGCACGATGCAATCCATTCGCACAGCGCGCGCGTTGCCCAAGGCGGCGTTGGGAAGTCGTCACGGCTGTTGTGCGGCTCAACTCGGCGCTGCATAACAGCGGCTGAAGTGTTTTGCTTGCTCATACCTTATCCTTCTTTGCTATTCGCGCGGCCCAGCGTTGCATTGCCTTGCGCACTACCTGTGTAATTGTCACGTCCTGCTGTTTGGCAAGGGCGTGGTAGTGGCGGTGTTCTTCTGCCGTCACTCTGATTTGCAGCCAGTATGTTTTTACCATGCCTTACCTTATCAATACGTCAATCAATACACAAGCGCAAATATGTATTGACGCGGCCATTCGTGCGGCGTAGGTTGATTGCAGGAAACGGGCAGACGCCCACAACAGGAGAGACCAAGATGACAAACGCAGCTACAGCAAAAAACGTCCGCGCAGCTCACAACGCCGCAGGGAACGACGTCAAGATAACCCGCGATGGTCACGTCACATACCGCGCAGACGGCGACACGATGTGGATGGATGGCCGATGGGTCGAGGAATACCGCTGCGACGACGCAGGAATCGTTTTCCTTTAACCCCCGCAGCCTAACCCACCGCCCAGCCGCACCGCACCAAAGGAACAACACAATGACCGACACCACCGCCGTCAACTCTTGCGACCTGCAGCGCATGATCCTGATGCTCGACGCAGCAGAGGACGCACTGGACAAAGCCGCCCTTGCGGAAAAAAAGCGCGAACAAGGCAAGAAGTTGCGCCAGATCACTGAGCAAAGCCGCGCAACCGCCACGCGCAAATTCGTTGCGGAAATGGCCGCAAAATACGACATTGATCTGGGGTCTTGAACGTGACCGCCACTGGACCAATCACCGCACGCCAGCACCTGCAAGCCGCGTCTGACCTTGAGGGCACCAGCGCGCTTGGCCTGCTGCTGGAGGCATTCCTGAAAGGCAGCGACCTGCGCTTTGATATGCGCGCCGACGATGTGGATCAGGTCGAGGCATACGTGGCCACGATTGGCGACCGAGCCTATGCGCTCGAGGCTGAATTGCAAACCGAATTTCTGGGCTGGACCCAATCATAACAGGGCCGCGCGCCCGATAGGAGAACGATGATGAACATCACGGAATTGAAAAGCGAGTTGGCTGCACTTGAAGCCGAAATGTCTGAAAAGGCAATTAAAACCCCCCGAGCGCAAATAACAATCGGATCTTCTAGAACCAGCATTCATATCGACGCGCTCTATAACGATAGCCCGTTTAATGGTGAAAAATACAAGATTTTCTTTGCGGCGTCTGTCTCTGACTGCATCGCCGCAGCCCATGACTACATCGCCGCCCTGCCACCGCCGGAGGATGCGGTAACCCGCGAATACCTCACCCGCGTTGCATCGGCGGTTGACTACGCCACAGAGCATAGCATTGCAGAGGAATACGTTGCCCCCCTTCGCGGCGTGTCGTGCGCCATGACTGATAACCTGCTGACGAAGCAGGCCGCGCAATGATCCGCGAATTTATCGGTGACGTTATCGGCGTTATATGCCTGGTAGTTATCTTTGCCGCCCTGCCGTGGATTGTCTACGGGTTTGGGGGTGTGCAGTGAGCATCATCCTAGCCCTATGGCGCATCCTCCGCCCGGTAAATCCACCGCGCCGCCAAGCCCGCCGCGATGCTGCGATTGAATGGGCGGGCCGCATAGCCCTGCTGGCGCTTATCGCTGGCGCGGCTTGGATCACATGGGGCGCGATGCCCACACAATTTAGAGGACATTGATATGACACCGGAACAGATAGATCAGATGATGGATGGCCTAAAACAGCAGAATGAAGATGCGGTGGGGGTCACATTGGCGGAAGAGGAACTGGCGGCTATCCTGACGCACATCGCGGCGCTGGAAAAGCGGGTGAAGGCGGCGGATGA